CCGCTTCCAATTTGGCCGGTAGTGGCATTAAGCTGCGACTGCGCCTGCTGGGCAATGTCGCCGAGCCCGGCAAGTTGAGTGCGCATGGCATCGGTTGCCGCTTGAACCGAATTTGATGCGGCCTCCATTCCGGAACGTAGGCCGTCAATTTGGGCGCTGATAACGACGCTGGTTTCAATATCGGCCATTATAGCCTCTTGCTAAACAAACTGCCTTCGCTTCTTGCGAATTGTTCTGATTTCTGCGGATGCCTAGTCGGGAATTTCCTCCCGAAGGCGGAGTGCGGCAAAATCTAGAACTACTGGCGAGAGCCCGGCATTGACGTCTCCGGCACCAAACCCAGGCCCCAGCTGAGCGAGCAACGAGCTGGAATCTGAACTCGGTTCGTGTCCTCGTCCCATCGACGTCGGCGGCAGCTGAGCGATTTTATTTTTGCCGACGCCAAGATAGGCCGCGACCAATAAGTGCACCGGCGGGTGTTCTGCCCAGTAGGATGTAAGCTCTTCGATATGGAAGAGCGTCATCTCGTCAATTATGGGGTAGCTGTATCCGCAGGCGGTCGCGAGGAGACCATAGATTTCTCGCCAAGGATCGCCGTCCCCGAATTCATCTCCGAAACTGACCTGGCGCTCGCGCCGCTCGCCCCCGGGCTGGTCCCGGGGGCAGATGCTTCCCCCATAGCGGCTCCGCCTGGTTTCAGGCCGGAGCCGGTCAGAACGGCATTCAGGACAGCGCTAGCATTCCCGAGGTCGAGCAAGTTTTCGACTTTGTCCGGCGTCGCCTCGGGATAGTTGCGCTGTAGCGCCGCGGTGACAATGTCGATCAGCACGTTGATTTGCGCTTCGCCCATCGACGCGCCGATTTCGGTCAGTTGTCTTACCTGCGGCATCAACCGGCGAAGCTGGCCGAGGGTAAGTGGCGGAACTATCCAATCTTGGCCGCCCATTGCGACCGCCACACCGGGGATCATTCACTCCACCGTACTCAGATAGCCGATCGTTCCCGAAGCGTCGGCAAAAGCCATGAAATCGAGCTCGCTGATGGTCCAATTATCGAGCTTAGTCGGCAATGACAATTTATTTGCCGTGCACGCGTTCAGCCGGAGCGCGGTGCCGCTGCCGTTGTAGGCAGTGTAAAACGTTGCCTTGAATGTAGGAGTAATACCCATCGGCTGGTTGGCGAGTGTCAGTTTGTTGCCGCTTGTCGCAACGTTGTACGTGTACGAGATCAAAATCGCTGCACTAGCGTCAGCAGAGGAGAAAATATACGCGCCGGTAGCGAAGTTGACCGAGTATTGGCCAGCGCTAGAAGGCGTGGTCACCCGGTTGAAACGCTTGCCGCTTCCGGCGTAGCTGATCCCGAGATCATCATTGTAGCTGGCTGCATTGGCGGGGATCACGGTGTAGGGTGTCGTCGCCGGAACCGTCGCGGCCTCCAGCTGTGAAACGGCGAACTGCCCCGTAGCTGGCGTCACTCCGAAAAAAATGTCAGAATACAGCAAACCGAGGATCTGCGCGAATTTAGCTTTCCCGGTTATCTTACCCTGCCCACGGGCTATTGCGACGGGGAACTGAAGCTGGCCGTAGAGTTCTTTGTCGCTCCAGTTGAAATCGATCTGTATGTCCTGCAGCACTCCGAATTGTCGTGGACCGATGCTCGACCCGATTACATCGGTGCGCTCTCCCCATATCGCGCCGGAGCCGAAGCTTAATTGCATGTCATTTACTCCCCTGCAAGAGCCGCTTCAGCTTCTCCTTGGCGGCGTGGGCGATATTCCAGGCCTGCGTGTCGCGGGCGACTGCCGAGCCTGGGAAATGGTCGGCCCACCAACGTTCAATCAGCTGCTCGATCGAAAGGGGCGCGGCGGCTTGGTTAGGGCTGTAATCTTCCTCGGCCATTGGTCACTCCGTCGAATAAAAACGTATTGAAGGACGACGAGGGGCACCGTCTCGACAGACGGCCGCCTTTATTAACCGCGCGAACGTCAAAGGCAGAGTATTTCGACGGGTACGATCGCTATGGCCTGATCCCCGAGTACGCCTTCGTCAGTCTGAACCTTGCCCGCTATATAAGCGTGCTGAACCATTTGAGGCAGCCCAAGATTCTGGATCCCAGTCGTCGCTGCCGGTGCGAGCGCGGCTTCGAGAGCATCGAGCAGCGGGTTCAAAATCGCCACTGGCGTCAGATAGGGGTCGCTTGAATGGGCGTACACGTAGAAATCGGCGTAGAGTGTCCAGACGGTCGGCGCGCCAAGCTTCTTTATTGCGGCTTGGCCTCCTTTTTCGCTCATGAACAACGCCGGTTGCTCCGCCGGAGCAACGTCCGTCCAATGTCGCAGGCGGCGATTTGCACTGGTGAACTGCGCCGCACCTGCGCCGAGCTCCCATAATGCGGCGTAGATCGCTTCACGAACTATCATCGGTCAATTTCGAACGCCAGGACGCAGCGATACGTTGCTGCGATGCCCGTCGATAAAACGAGACCTGTCGCTTCTGATCCTGAAGACCAGGAAGCAAAGGTCATATACAGAGCGATCATCATCGCGTCAGTGCCTCGCGCAAGGCCGCGTCCACCTCATCGCGGATCGCAGGGTCCATATCTGCCAGTGCCGACCGTAGAAAGGAGCGCTCCGGAACGCCTATGGGGCGGCGGTACGGCCGCATGCTGATCGCCTTCCTGGGTATCGGGTGCCCGAACGCCTTTGTCATACGGCGCAGGTGCGCTCCGATGTCAACCGCACCAGAGAAGCTATATTCGGGAGCATGGATAGATTCACTGCCGCTGGAGACCGTTGCCGCAATCCTGCCGTCGGTCTGATCGACTTGCAGACCGTTACTCGACGTGAGCGAGCCCGAGCGGGCAGCGCGGGTTTGCCCGGTGAACTCATTTTCCTGTATCTTGCGCTGAAGTTCGATACCCAGCGTCGTGAGCGCGCGGGCGAGGCCCGAAGCGACCAGATCCGGAGCGGCACGCAGCCAAGCCAGCACTGCGTCGTCGCCGACGAGACGGGCAGTAATCATAGGACGCCGGATATTATCGTAGCATCGGTGCCGGTTGCCGCTTGTGCTTGTTGGACCGGGGCGATCGGCGCAACCAGACGATATTGTTGCAGCAGCGTTTTGATCGCGTCGCTCATATCTTTTTGCGCATACACAACGGTCTCTGCGCCGCCCAACGATCTCGATACTTCGCCGATGCGCGTACGCTCCCGGTAGCGCAGCGCGACAAGCTCGACGCATGCCTGTGCGACTCCGGGCGGAATAGTCGAATACCCGGCCGTATACGCGATAACAACGTTCTGGGCCCCGCGATTGAATCTATAGCCGCGAACCGAAAGCTGTGTGGAACTGAACCGGTATCCCGCTGTGTTGAACGAGGCCAACGCAGGAATAGCCTGATCGTCGATGGTCAACGACCGCACTGCAGTGACCGGAAAACACGCGAATTGCAGCCTGTCGCCTCCAGTACCGTCGCGCACTTCGAGGAAATCGGCTGACGCGATTTCGCGGTTGAGCCAGGTCTGAATATACTGACTTGCCGCCGTAACTAGGCGGGTAAGCAGCGCGTCGTCGGTTGCCGGAAAGGCGGCCTGCCCGGTTTGCAGCCACGCCTTGACGTCAGCGAGCGTCGTCAAATCCCCGAAGGCCACCGAATCAGCCCTTTTTGGAACGATTGCTAGGCGACGATTTCGCTCGACCCAACGGCACCGTCTCCTCAAAAACCGGCGCGAAGCCGTGCGCCAACAGCTCGGAAGCGGCTTCGGCCGGCACGCGCACGTCCCCGTTCGAATCGCTGAGAAATTGGCGACCGGCATAGGAACACCCCGCGGCATGATCGTGGTGCAGGGTGAGCACGCCGGCGGAAATCACATTGTCGTAGCTCTTCGCCAATACGAACCCCCCGATTGTCGTGAGGGGGCCGACCGCCTCCAGAGGCACTTGGATCAGGCCGTCGTTATCGACCGAATACCGCATTGCCCCGTGGTTGGCCTCATCTTGGCTAAAAGCGGCGCGCAGCGGTATCAGATCGCCGCAGAGCGAGACCCCCGGGCTTGACCCGGGGGCTGGCACGACAGGCGCCTTCAAAGAAAGCGTCGAGATCTCGAGCATTAGCGTCACCCATTTGCGATGTTGCAGATGACCCCCATCGCAAAGGGAGCATAGACGGCCAGCACTTCCTCGGCATAAACACCGACCTGGCGCTGGCGCGTGACAATCGGCCAATCAATCTGGTAGTAGTCTTGCCGTGTCTTGATCTCGGCGACGTTCGGTACCTCGTTCGACTGGTACTGAATGGGCAAGTTTTCCGCCCAACCGATGACGGTTCCGGGCGGTACCTTCGGGTGAATTCGGATCGGAATGCGAAGGCCCCCATTCAGGGCGAAGGGATTGTAATAAAACTGAACGACTCCAGACGCGGTCAGCTGATACTCACCATCGCTGCCGTCAGCGGGGCTTTCGTAGCGCAACAGCGGGCCAGAGGCGTTCGACAGCACCTTTGCCGTTATGTTCTTCAACTCCTGCGAGTTGACATAGAGAACCGTCGGCGACACTTGAAAATTGTCCCACATCTTCTGGAACATCGTGTCGATCTCGACGACCGAGCCACGGCCCGATGCGGTCAGAGGCGTGCCGGTCCCAGCCGTCCCGGTCGGCATGACATTGACGTAGGCATTCGACCCCGGCTTCAGCGCCGTCGTCAACAGTCCGTCATAAGCGTAACTCGGGTTGGCGGAGTTGTCGCCAGTAATGGCGCTCTGCGGCTGGGTACCAGTGCTGAGCGGCGCAGATATGGCCAGACTGTTGATTGTCGTGATGGCCTGCAACACCTCGCTGCCGCTCGCGGTCGACACATACCAAGCATACGCGACGGCGCCCTGGACCGGGTTGACTGAGCAGAACAGCGTCTGACCGAGCGTCACCGCCTGGCTTGCCTCGGCGCTGATGTTTGATGAGCCGCCAGACAACGTGAAGCTTTTGCCGTCGGCTCCGATGACGGCCTTCGAAGTCGCGACACCGCCCAATACGCTGGTGTTCTGGTAACCTTCGAGGGTCAGCGCTACGACTTTGACGAAATAAGTAGCAGCCGGCAGCGTCGCCCCGGCGCCGGAGGCCGATAAGGTCGGAGTAGAAGGCGTACTGAGCGTCAGTGAGGCATTGCCGGCGAGGATCGCCATCTCCTCCTTCAGCATCATCTTCTGCAGAAGGCGGAAAGCCATCATGGCCTGGATGTCT